ACACAATAGGCCCGATTCTTAAATCCTTTGTCTGTCATGGTACTCATTATATATTATATAACGAGTTCTTTTTAAACCAAAATCCATTTCATTTTTATTTCAGGAATTGTTGGAACAGACGTTCTGGAACAGATGTCGGGGGTAATACTAGCCCCGACATTTATAGATATCTTATCTGATATACACTTATGCATCTTCAAACTGAACTTCCAGTTGCCATTGCAAATTACAAGGTAATTGGGAGGCTGCCAAAGTATCACCATTGGCCGCTAAACACTGATAGAAGAAAAAGAGCCCTGGGCCTGAGATGGTCGCTGACACATCATTAAACTTTAAAGTTTTTGGATATAACTTTGAAATATCTAATTTCTTAACTACAGAGTAAGGAAAGTCATTATTTGCATAATTAGCGTTGTTTCCATCGCTTCCAGAAGATGTATTGATTGCATAACCGATTTTGTGGGTCCAATACTTCTTGATAGTCCAATAGTCAGTGTTAATACTTTGATTTAAATCGAACAGCTGACCTAGGATTGGGTTAACAGTATTGTTGTAATTATACAACTGGTCGAAATCAGAAGCAATTGGTCTAAGACCACTTGAGTTTTTGACATAACCCAACCACATTTGGATATACATGGGACGAGGTGTCGTATTTGAGACAGCACTATATGCTTTTGGAATCAAACAATACTTTAACATAACCTTACGAGTCTTAACTTCGTTTCCAGTTCTATTAGCAGAACCGGTTCCTTGAGCGATTAAAAGCGCTCCAGTGTAAGGTGTTAAAGGAGCAACATTCAAAGTAGCACTTTGAAGTATATTTCCAAAAGATGTAGATGAGTTCAGTTGAACGTTCTTATTCTCTATCTGCCTATGAATCGTTCGATTTACATATGTCTTAACAGCAGAAGAGACAACAGAGGACTTTCTTCCACCACGGACAGACTTCTTGAAAGCAGTCTTCTTTTTGTAAACACGGCGTTTTTTAAAAAAGGGCATGATTGTATATTCCTTAATCATTTTATTTCAAGTTTTTATACGCATCAATTTTTTATATCAATTTTTATATAAAAAAATGTCGGGGCTAGTATTCGATTTATACGAATTCTCGAATCACGTCTATTCGACGTAGCAGTTGATGCAGGTCCTCCCGAGTGTCGAACATTTCCGATGGTGAGTAGCAAGAGGTTATGATTATTTGGCGGGCTAGAAATTGTCTAGACCCACCCTTGGCTTCTATTCTCACCGGATATCTATCCAGTAAGCGTAGCAATTCGTGGAATTTGCAAAAGTCCTTTCTCATATCATCCATAAGGACGTTTTCGTGAGCGTCATAACCCTCAAACCATTTAGCGGTAGACATACATGTATAAACATCTCCTTCTCGTTCGAGGAGTTCGTATGCCTTCCTTGACTTTCCTGTTCCAGTTTTTCCGTGGAACCACATTACATTTGGTTTCCAGTCTCGTTGTACTTCGTGATATTTTAATATCACTTCTGCATGTCGGACCGATTGGTAAGATGTTGCATGCAATACAACATCCCTCATTTTGCCGGATTCCTTAATAATGTCTTTGACATTCTCTATATCGGTGCGTTTGCCCTGAACGGGACAATCACCTCTAATTACTGCGTCCGGATTGAAATCTTTGTGTTTTCCATCCTTGTCATATGGGCCTTGTATGTAAGTTAAATTCTGGGACGGCGAGCCGTTCGGAGGGGATATTAGATTTGCTCTCGGCAACAACTTTTTCAAAGTTGTAAAAGCACGTGCGCTTTTAAAATACAAGTATCCTTGTATGTGGGGCGTTCCACTTTCTCCCACCTCTTTCGCAAACACGCTAAATTCACATTCTTCATTTAGACACACATTCCACTCCTGCTCGGAATAGTTGTTAATTACAACACAATAGGCCCGATTCTTAAATCCTTTGTCTGTCATGGTACTCATTATATATTATATAACGAGTTCTTTTTAAACCAAAATCCATTTCATTTTTATTTCAGGAATTGTTGGAACAGACG